GTCGCCCTCTTCCTGACCGAACTCAACACCGAAGCTCATACCCTGGAGCTTGGCCTTGAAGTCCTCGTCGTCAAGACCCTCGAGGTCTGTCGGATCAAAAACAATTTTCGCTTCCTTACGGAGACGGGGCTTCGTGCTCTCCATCTCCTCGAGCAAGCGACGGAACCTTGCGCTGTTTGACATCTGATTCATCTCCTTAACGATGCTATTAAAACTTTCCCGAATAGTGGGGGTGCTACCATTAGATATGAGGTGATCGTTGAAATCATTCATATTTTTCACCAAAATGGTGTAGGCTGCACGAAAATTTACGCTCTCTGTGAGTGGAAGGCTCTTTGAGACTCTCTTGAGAGACTCGAACTGCCTGCGGATGGTGCCAAGAGAAGCTCTCTTCTGGCGACGCTCACCGAGGATCATGTCAGCAAGCTTCTCGAGGCTCTCTTTGTTCAGCGAGATATCAACGTCGTCACCCTCGGCAGCATCGGCGTCGGCCGATGCTGATGCCTCGCCGTGCTTGTCGACCCTAACGTTGATCTTGACCTCAGTTCCTGACGCGGTCTTGGTCGTGACCGTGTGGGTGACCTCCTCCCCGTTATCGGGAGACTGGGCACCACCCATCATGGGGGCTGCCGGCATGGAGAGATCAGCAGGAGGAGTAGGGCTGGCGGAAATATCATCGGGCAGCGGCTCAAGATCGAGATTGGGGATCTCATCGTCGGCGGTGCTGTCATCGTCGTCCTGCTCGGCTAGAATCTGCTTCTCAACGAGTCTTCTGATCTGAGGAGAGATAGACTCAATGATCTTGTTACGCGCGCTGCGCTCAGCCATCTCTCTCAATGACTTAGCATCTGCAATTGCTTCATCGTACAAATTCGGCATGCTGTGGTTCCTATGCTCAACTAACTATATCACTGCTCAGGGTTTTTCGAGTTCCTGCTGCAAATGAATCGATCTTATCAATCGACGGAGTCTGCTCAAGGTGAGCTCATCCGATGTTGGAATTTCTTCAAGCGTGTATGCAGGCTCCATCGAGCCGGCGTCCCTAAGCGGAAATGCACTGGAGTATCCAGCTTTTGAACCCGCAAGTGAGATCCTCGCAGGAGCGGGCCGGATGGATGGTCCGTCCGCACCGACTCCGAGAACGCCCTGCTTATTCTTGTAGAGATCGGGCATCGGAGACATTCCACGACCCGTTGTCTGCTCATGCACCCAGAAGTCGGCACCAGCTCGAGTCCTCTTGTCAGCCGCTCTTTTCGCGTACGAGTCCCAAGGTATGTGTCCCTGCCCAGACATATTCGCGATGGCGACCTGCGTCTCCAGATCTTCCTCATCGTCTATTGTATCCTCGTCGTCGACATCGTACTCTGATTTCTGCACGTAGGGCCACCCTTCCTGCGATGATCTCGGTTTGTCGTTGCGGACAACAATGTCACCGCGTTGACCAGTAAGAGCATCGTAGTTAGGGTTGTTTGCCTCTTGAAGTCTACGACGTGACATCTTGACCTTTATTAAGGTGAGGTCACGATCGGGGGAGTCGATGCACCGACGTTAATGTCATGTGCTGCGCTCTGACCCTTGGCGCCGATAGGGCCGCTGACGTCGATGGAAGTTTCTGAGATCTTGACCGATGTGGCAGCGGGCACGACAGCATCGACAGTCGCGCCGGATCCAAAGTTGTCGTTCGGCGTGAGAGGGGTGCCAGTTGAGGTACCCTCACCGCCTGAGGGATCAGAGCTCACGATGAGGTTCGGATAGTAAGGGGTATCGAACCCATCGATCCCCTTCGTGAGATCGGGTGAGTCGGTGTAGTTAAGGTCGACACCACCCGGGAAGACGTCATTGTCTCCGGGCTGTGTCGTCCCTGCCTTTCCGAGAAGCAAATCCTGCGCAAGAGCACGATAATCGTCAGCCGTGACGCTGTAGATCGGAGAATTCTTGAACATCAAGCTCAGAGAATTCTTGTCAGACTTCGAGAGAATGGAGTCGATCGCGACTCCGTCAGGACCGGGCCCCGGCGTGATGACGGTTCTTTCCGATGGCGGCGCTTCGATTGTTGGGTACTTTCCAGGCATGATTGACTCCCTTCTCTCTAACTATTCTGATCAGAGCTGTTCAAGGATACGAGAGCGAATCTGCTGACGAGCTTCGTTGATCTCGGAAAGCTCTCGCGCAAGACGAGCAGCCTCATTCTGGAGATCCTTGTAGTAGGAAACTTCCTTCGCCAGGGTGTGAGCCATGTCCTTCGCCTCGACCTCGCGGGTCTGCTTTGCGACCTTCTCAACTTCCTGTGACTTGCCAGATGGCTTCTTTGAAACCTTGGCTCTCTTTGACAGCTTCTTCTTCTCCTCGCTGATGATTTGGCGAAGGATATCGGGGGTGAGGTTAACGACCTTGGACATTTCAGAATCTCCTTGTGAATATCAAGTGTAAATATACGATGATATCGATTTTACTACTTTTTCGAAGGAGCGAAAGCTAAATCAGCCCAGCCCGAAGAGCCCTCGAAAAGTGACATCGGATCAACGTCTGGAACTCCAGATATCTGCGATACAGCAGCCGCTGGATTTCTCTCGGCAGTCAGCTGCGCAGGGAGGGTGTTACGTGCAGTGTCAGCAAATATCTCTGACATAATCCCGCGCTGCTCCTTCGGAAACTCAGCTGCAAGGTTCGAAACTGCCTGAGGGGGCGCCCGTCGACCCTGTGCCTGCTCAGCAATCTTTGAAGCTCCCTGCCCAAACGTTATATTGTCGAGATGCTTTCTTCCGACCGGTGCGACGGGCTTACGAATGCTCTCGTTCATCGAACTCTCATTCGGTCTAATTCCCTCGAGGAGAACCTCGAGCAAGCACTCTTTCACAATGTCCTTCAGTTCAGATCTAGTCAATGATGCCATTACTTCTTCCAGGTTAGAATATCGTTGAATATTCTATCGATCCTGTCGCTACGATTAAATGTGCAAGCTAGTTCTGATGAAGATACTTGACGTCCCTCCCTCATCATGAAAGCGCCAGGGGTGCTCGGCTCGGAGACAAAGTCCCAGCAGATGAGCTGGAAGTCATCCTGCACGATCTGGTGATCACCGGACTTCTTGGTTGATCCTACCCCACGGGAAGAGATCCCAAGGGTGACACCAGCCTCGACAAGACTCTGGAGGATCTTTCCGCAAGGAGTGTCAAGAATTTCAACGGTACCGTAGCAGACATTACCCTCCATGTGAGCCTCACGGATGATGTGACTCACCTTCTTCAGCTCTACAACCGAGGAGTCGGGATGGTCGCATTCACCGAGCGCGCGGTTTTCGCGAATGAACTTCTGATAGTTCCTGACCTCACGTTCGAGGATGTCACTTGGGTATATTCTACCGTTCTGGTTGAGGGTCTCAGCTTTCTGAAGGATACCCTTCATGATCAGCTTTCCACCGTTCTGCTCCCTATTTTCCTTGATCGACTTTGTATCGTAGGAGAATGGAGCCCATTCTGTCAAAAGTGTTAGAGCGCGGTTATTCATTTTCAGCCTCCAGCTCCTGGTAAAGGTGAGTTATCTGCATGAACTTTACGATTCCATCGTCGTCCAGCGTGCTGGTGTCTGCCGACTCAACAACAATCTTAACGTTGTCAAGCTTTTCCATCAGTATCTGATTGTCCGTCGATTCTCTCAGCCTACCGAGACCACGTAGCGCGCGCTTCTTGATGCTGTCCAACGTGCTCTCGTCGACTTTCCCATGAATGTAATCTCGAATAAGCGACTTCTGAGATTCATTGAGTTTGTCGCCCCACTTCTTCTCGAACTTCTCATTCATCACCTTCACGGTGAAAGAGTTGACATCCTTTGTGGTGAGCTCAGAGATGTTAGGCTTCTCTTCCTTCTCACCCATCATCCACTCGAGAAGTTTTGTCTCGTAGTTTACCAACCTTCCAAGATTTGCGTCTTCCTCACGACGCCAATCATTCATCAGCGTCTGAACGGTGGCATACATCTTGTACTCTTTCACGGTCTGGTTGAAGAACCCGGGGTCGTTCAGTGTCTTGTTGATGTCCCTGATAAGTGAGGACTTCTCAATTTCGAGCTGCTGAGGCGAGAATATGTGAACACCACGACGTGCCTCCTGGATCAACCTCAGGCCGAGAGTGTCCGACTTCACGGTCGTGTTTATGAGAGCCTGAAAGAGCCTGAACTCTTTAAAGACTTCGGTTCCGGGCCTGTAGTACTTCTTTATCAGAGCAGTGCATTTGGACGCTGTCGCAGTGTCATTGTCAACCAGCGCAGCAGAAGCTCTATGAAGCAGCTGCTCGTAGATAATTCCCACGTTTCTCTTCTTGTTGTGCTGGTTACTCATCTGTGTTTCCTGACTTGTTTGAGCTCCCCAAAGACTCGGCAATGATGGAGCTGCTTCCCTTACCTATCTTGCTCCGCATGTCTTTCAAGGAAGAACCTAGCTGCGAGGTCATCTTGGGCTTAGAAAATGGAGGCTCATCGTAAAGTTTCTCGACCAAGCTGTATTCGCTCTTTGATTCAACGGCCATCGAGAATATTTCATCCTCATCAAAGATCCTATTGGACGTGTCCTGGTCACGTGCCCACTTTCCGATGCCCGCCATCTTGAACATATCTGGCATCTCGACAGAGGCAGCAGTGCTTCTATCACGTTCGACCTCCTTCGTCTGACCGAAGACATTTCTGATCGTCTTCTCAGCCTTTAGGGGGAGATCTTCATTCTCTAATGACAGAATGGCGGGTCTTTCAACTCCAGCTGACACGACATCACCGGCGCGCTCGTAACCCGCTGTCAAAGCACCGCCAGCTTCGGCACCGCCAGCTTCAGCGCCACCTCCGCCGGTGCCACCTCCGCCCGAGGGACCGGGCTGGGCTTCAAGGTCGGCGTCTTCCTTCTTGTCCTTCTTGCGTCCGTCAACGATCGATTCGATGTCCTCGTCAGTAAGACCCATGATGTTCTTACGAACCCAACGACGATCAACGATCCCTTCTGGAGCCTTACCTGCAATATCAAACCTAGACGAGATAAGCTCGAGCTTCTGCTGCTGGGCAATCGTAGAGGGATTGGAGAGCTTCAACGTGAAGTCGAGAAGGTCCTCACCCTCGTATCCATGGGCGTACAGGTGAATCATCGCCATCTTGTTGAGCTCGGAAACAACGACCTTCTGGATCCTGGCAATAGTCCTTGAGAAGCGGATGTCCTCCTGAGCCAGGGTCGCCTTCGCGCCGATCTCCTCATCATACCCAAGGTAAGCCTTGGGAATCTTGAGAGCTGCGAAGAGCTTCTTCTGGATATACTGAACGTCCTCGATCGCCGCTGCGTTTGTACCACCTGCCAGAGAGTCGATCTTGGTCCCAGTCTCACCACCACGGACTGGGATGAAATAGTCCTCATCAACCGCGAGCGGATTGTAACGAAGGTCCATTTTTCCGCTGCCCTTGTCGACAACCTTGTTCCTCTTCAAGCTTGTCTGAGCCTGCTCCATGTAGTTGGCGACCTCCTCTGGAGGTACATTACCAACATCGATGTAAAAAACACGACGCTCGGGCGCGCGGACGATGCGATAAACAAGCATCGCGTCCTCCATCAGGATCAGCTGACGCCAGATTCGACGGGCAGATTCAAGAACCGATGATCCGTATGGGAGGAACGCATCGTTTCCGAGGAGCCGGAAGTGCGAGATCTGCCAATTCTCGAGAACTTGGTTACCACGAGTGATCCAACGAAAGCGAACAGCCATCGGATCCTTCGGATCGTATCCCTCCTCACGCTCCATCTCAGAGATTGGGATAGGATATGCGTTGATGATTCCGTAGTTTGGATGAACATCATTGAAAAGGAAGAAGTCACCGTACTTGCACAGGTTCCTTGTCCACATCGGTAGATTGAACTCGATGTTCAGGGTGTCATTGAAGAGAGTCTCCAAAAGTTCCCTGACTCTTCGATTCTCAGAATGAATATGAAGGACCTGGCCCTTCTCATCCTGGGAGACTGTTTCCTCAGCGTAGATATCGAGAGCCGAAGCGATCTCGGGTGTTGCTTCCATTTCTGAGAAGTCAGAGTACCTTGACATACGATCGAAAGCTCCGTAAGCTGAGACGGTGCTCGAGTACATGTCGGATTGGTTCTTCCTGAACATCTCGTACGCGGATGACGCCGTGGGCTCAGAGTAATTCTTAACCTTACGACGGATGACGGGACCAGATCTGAAGAGTTGGGTCAGTCTCTGGAATAGATTTCTGTTGCTCTTTTCTGCCATTTCGATCTCAATTCTATTAGATAATTTGGGAACTTAAATCAACCCCTGATTAACCACCCAAAGTGAGCGTAGGGATTCATGTTTCCCGTAGCGTTTTTCGGTGCGGCGTCCATCATGATGGGAGACATTGCATTTCTGGCGTGGGGGACGAACGGTTGCTCATCGTGATCTCTCTTGTTGACCGAGAAAGCAGCAAGCATGGCGCGGGTCATCTCCTGGCTCTGCCTGGAGTAGTCGATGTTCGTGTCGTACAGCCAAATCGCGATCGCAAGCGCCATCACAAGATCGTCGTTGTATCCCTTCATCGCTTTTGCAGTCTGTCCTATCCACGTGAAGGTCTTCAGCTCTTCCGCCATTCTCGTGGATCTAATCCTGATCTGCTTGTTCCTGATGACCTCTTCGAGCTTTGTAAGGATCTTCGTCCTGTTCGAGGGTCCTGTCGTGAAACCGATATTTGCGATATCCTCAGATCCAGCTGATGCGCCCATGTACAAGTACTTCTTGTCCTTGTAATAGAGGTTCGGGTATCCAAGTTCCTTCAGCTTCATGCACACTGCGTAACCGTAGCTGTTGTTTTCGGGACAGACAAGGGCTTTTCCGTACCTGTGACCCGCCTCACTTAGAAGGACGGCAAACTGGTCGGGTGGTATCTTGCCCTTAAATTCGCATACTTGCTCGCCAGCCGTCGTGTCGATAACATGAAAGCTCGAGTAGTCCGCCCCATCCCCTCTGGCAACGTCAGCAGCTATGATGTACTTGTGCTCAGGAAGAAAATACCTCCAGACCCAGACACACATCTCAGGGCCCCAACGCTCTATGGGAGTTTGAGTGCTGGAAATGATGTACTCTAGATCGTTGGCATTCAGGAAGGTGTCACCTGACGCCGCAAAGTCGCAGAGCAGCTCCTGGGAGATTTGCTTCCTTGACATGTTTCTTGATTCGTTATCGAACCATCCTTGGTCCCGCTCAGGGTGAACGTCCCAGGGAAGCTTGATAGCGTTAAACTCGTTGAGCCCTGCATCTCCCTCAACGTATAGCTTGTGGTACTGACCTCCGACACCGTTGGGGGTCGAAAGAACGATCGCACGACCACCGGTTGACAGTGTGGGGTACAGACCAGTCCAAAGCTCGTCGAAATTTCCAATGAACGCAGCCTCGTCAACGATCAGAAGGGTAAGAGCTTCCGAACGACCAGCATCGTCAGAGGTTGGGATCGCTTTGATCGACGATCCGTTGCTGAACTCTACAAATTGCTTGGTGTCGGATCTCACCGAAGGCATGATAAGCCAAGTTGGAAGGTTCTGGAGCATGACCTTCACCTTCTTGATGAAGTTCTGAGCGACAGCCAACTTGGTGGCGATGATGAGGATCGCCTTGTCTTTGTAGAAGAGAGCAAGCCAGAGAGCGTAAGCAGCAGCGAGAGTTGAGATTCCGAGCTGCCTTGACTTTAGGATGACGTTGAAACGATGCTCCTCAAACTTATCAAGGCACTCATCCTGGAACTTGTAGGTATCGAAGTTGACAAGACCACGGGTCGGATGCTGGATCTTAACGTACTTGTTTATGAAGTACGATGAGTTCTTTCCGCAAGCGACAATCTCTGCGACTTGCTTATCTTTTGATAAGACGGCCATCTCAATTCACACTGAGGACGACCTGTCTCCTGTAATAAGCTACACGACGTGGGGATAGATTCGTTGCAGCGATTACCTCGAGTGAGTCCCTGTTTGAGACCTCTTTCAGAGAAAGAGACTTACCTGTGAGTTCCTTGAACTGCTTCTTCGTATCAGCGACGCACTTTGTCAGGATGTCTATGGATTCGTGAGTTATCCTCTCGACCTGACCCCTAAGTGACTCCTCGGCTGCGAAGTGTACGACCGTCATGAACTTCATGGTGAGGGTGTCTCCAGTCGATGAGCACGTCACAGAGTTCGGCATCGATGAAACTCCCCAGCCCCGTTGCGTTATCTGTCCCAGAGCGTTAATTTCTTTTGTCGATAGATGCATATCAGATATCTCTCCCAACCTAAATATGCACTCTCGAGTGAGGCGCCGCGACTCTCCTACTCCTTATCTCAGAAATGATGATTTGGTCCGGTCTCCACCCGAGAATCCACTTTGCTCGATTGGGATCTACAATCTCAGATTCACAGTCAAAGCAGCAACCAGATCTTGAGATGGAAAGCTCGTCCAGCTCATCGATCAGAACTGATTTGCAAAGTGAGCAGTCAAGGGGAGCGACATCCACCGACGTCTCACCCCTCCTGAGAATCCTGTATCCGACCTTATCTTCAACTCTTCCGAGCAATCAATACCTCACACTCGCGTCGATGCCATCATGCGAAATCTCGATGACATTATCGACGATGTCCTTGATGCTGTCAACATGCGAGATCACAAGCATATTCTTAAAGTTACGCTTGAGAGATGTTAAGAGACGGGCGCAAGATTCAAGGTTCGTATCATCAAGAGCGCCGAACCCCTCATCGATAATAAACAGATCGGGCTTTGGAATAGCTGAGACCTCAATCAGAGCTGTCCTTATCGCAAGAGATGAAATCATCTTTTCCATCCCTGAGGAGAGCTCAATCGGACGCCTGGAATCTCCGTAGTCGATGAAGATCTCGAGATCACCATCCTCCTC